CACAATCCTTATCTCCCGTTGCAGGTTGCAAAGGCAGCATTGTACGAGTCCACAGAAGACGACCGTCACTGTTGAACTTAGCAATCAGACCAGCAGAGTCTCCAGTAAGATCATCTGTCTGACCAACAACATAGAAAGTGCGATCTTCCGCAATAGCAACATCAGAGATCTTACAGATCCTATCAAAACCACTGCTATTTTCTTTCAGGACAGATAGTGCATATGCTGCTTTCTTGAATCTCTGGGGGTGAGATACTCTGATTTCTGGGGGATTGTCCTTATCATACTCAGATCCAGAGTTAATGATCTTAACTGTGTTAACAGCACCAGACTCTTCTCTGGTAATTGACAGGGCAAAGTCTTGACCAGATCCACTAACAACTTCGTAGGTGGGAGGAATATCTTCAGAATAACCGAGACCCTGTTGGGTAACAGTTACGCGCTCAACACCAGATACGACCTTGACACGGTATGTCTTGTTGGTTTGATCGATGATGGGAATACTGTCAACGATAATACCATCGCCTGCTCTGAGATCGTGCTCACCAGTTGTTGTAATACGACCATAAGGAATATCATCCTCAACAAAGGATGTGTATGCAGCAATGTCAATACCCTTAACCGAATTGACCTTTGCAGATGCACCATAACCACCAGTACCTTCATTGTCAAAGTACAGTTTATCGTTAACCTTATACGATACACCTGGATTCTCAACCACAAAACCACTAATTTGAGCATCCTCAAACTTAGTAGTGGTCTCAATTTCGATGTCAACTTGAGATCTGGTGGAGACACGAGGGTAGTAATCAAAGAGTTGCAGCACAGGTTCTTCGGAGATTTCCAGAAGAGTTTCAATTTCAGACTGCTGCAGAACACCATCACGGTTGATATCTTCAATCTCAAAGACAAAGGTATCACCAAATTCTGTTACCAGTTGATCGGTATCAGCGTTGGGTTGACGATCAATGTCGATATCAACATCTTCATAAGGATCTCTATAACGGACAACACCCTGAGGAATGTTCGTCTGAACAGCATCTTGATTGTAATTCCACTTATCAGGTGTGGAGTACAGTTGAGGACCAGCAATATAAGGGAATACTGGAAGACCTGCTTCAGATGCGTCAATAGAAACGAAATACGCATATACACCTTCGGGATAGTCGGGTGTCTTACAATATCTACCGTTATATTGGTCCAGATCACCCTGTTGGAAGACATACTCATAGTCTTCAATAAAGGAACCTGCAGGATAAGATGCCAGGACAGGACCATCAGCGCGAACAGGGTTCGGGTTTGTATCCTCATCATATAGAAGAACTGGTTTGATTCTGTAAGAAGAAGTGACCCTCTTAATACCAGAAGACTGGTCTGCGGCATCAATATAACCGTAAGGACCGTAGATTGGGTTACCATCAAATGCCCAACCAATGATCGGGGAGTGTCTCAGACCAGATGAAAGTTCTTTCAACTGTCCTGTAGAAGCCTCACGGAATACATTGTCACCGAGAACATATCTCAGTTGCTTAGGATCAGACAGGTGAGCATACTCGCCACCATACTGAGTGTTATATCCAGCAAAAACATATCCACGAGAAGGATCAAGGAGACCATCAAGTTCATTTTCCAGGTTACGAGTCCACTCAAATACATTTGCTTTGAATGTCGCAAGTTCGCCAATCGCTTCCAGGCGAATTGTAGTGGTTCCAGTGCTGTATCCAATACCACGGTTTTCTACGGTAACACCAAGAACTTTGCCCTTATCTTCACCAATGGTACCGATAATTGCTTTACCAACAGCACCATAACCATCGCCATTGATGACGACTCTCGGTGGAGATGTATATCCTCTACCAGATGCAATAATAGCGATAGAGACGATACGACCGTTGATAATAATCGGTTGTGCAACAGCACCCTCACCAGAATTCAATTTAATTTCAGGAGAAGATGTGTAACCAGAACCAGATGAAGTCAGAGCAATAGATTTGATCGGACCTCTAACTTCGGCAGTTGCTGTTGCGCCAGATCCCCCGCCACCAGAAATTGATACAGTAGGAGCAGAGGTGTACTGTTCACCAGGAGTTTCTACCAGGATCTTACTTACAGTACCATTCGTGATAACAGCAGTTGCTGTTGCACCGAAACCACCGCCACCAACAATAGAAACCAGGGGTGAAGATGTGTATCCAGTACCACCAGCAGTAACTTCAACGCTGAAGAGGGATCCATTAACAGTTACATTTGCTTCGGCACCTGATCCTCCACCACCATTAATTTCAATAGCGGGTTTGTTTGCAGCGTCATAACCTTTACCAGAATTGGTAATATCGATACCAGTGATGCCACCAAACTGAATCTTGTTCTCAGATTTATAGGACCAAGCAGCAACACCATTAACCCAAGCACCAATAGGACCAAACGAAATGTTCTCTCGACGAGAAACTGTCTCAACATTCAGTGGGAAACGAGATAGTTTGCGCTGGTTACCAGGAAGAAGTGCAGATCCAATGAAAGGACCAACCTTATAGTTGGGAATACCAGTTGTAGCAATATATGCGTGAGTATTATCGAAGAAAGTGTTTTGTACGTTAGTTGTATAGTCTTCAATGGAATCATTGATACTATCAACGTCGGACTTACCTTTATTAAGGTCAACCGACATCAGGATGTTACCCTGAGGTGCATTCGGAGCAGGTGCACTAATCTGATACGAGAAGATAGTGTCACTGATACGAGAAGTGACAGCGAATGTGCCGTTAAAGACTGTTGGGTTTGCACCGTAAATGGTTACCGAGTCTCCAACCAGCAGACCGTGCTTATTAGTTGTATAGACAGTTGCAGTCTGATTATTAAGACCACCAGGTTCAATATTGTTGACCTGAATCAGTTTCTTGACGTTATACAACCAAGAAGTGATTTTCTTATTAATGGAAGAAGAACCCAGCGATGCAACGTTCAGTTTGTCACCTGCCAGATAGTAGGAACCAGTATCATTCAATACGGTACCATTTGCTTCTGCAATACCAAGAATACGGAGTTTAACTTCGTTATCAAGACCTTTGTTGATATAGCAGAAGATGTCAGAGTAAATTTCTGTACCTGCGTCCCAATCCTCTACAATACCGTTCTTAGAACGAGTACATTCGATAAACTGGTTCAGAGACTTCTCTTTATATTGAACATACTCATTATCACCAAGAATAATCAAACCATTTCTTTCTGGCCAACCAATAGTAGAGTCAACCGTAATAATAGAATCGGTTGTGTTCAGAGGTTCTACAAGAGTGGTCTTGTAGGGAATAGTGAACTTACCAGAAAGGGTTTCTTCTGAAATTGAAAGTTCGTAGATAGTACCAACACCAGTATTGATAGCAATAACGTTTTCAACCAGACAGGTTGCATTTCTAACATTAATATCAACTGGATCCGCATACTGGAACAACTGAGAATCTTGGATGTCAAGTGGGTTGCCAGAAATAATTTCTGCACGAATAATCGTCTCTACACTCCAAGTTGCAGAAGACGGTTTGATCAGTTCATCTTTAGGATAAGAAACATCAATCTGTTCCGAGAAGAGGACCTTGAAGAGATATTCTGTTGCTCTCTTGGTACCTTTAGACAGATAGAAGTCTTTAATTGTCTTGATAATCTGCGGAGCATTGACTTTGGTGTAGTCAATAGGCGCATTAGGCAAGAACTGGTTTACAAAACGATTGTATAGAGTTTTTACGAATAGTGTATCCAGATTCTCGATTACTGTGCCTGCTTCGTGAGAAGAAACGATGCTATCAGATTCTTTAGTATAAACCTGGTTTGCTCTAATATCATACGAGGTTGTGGACGACACACCACGCTTACAGTTACGGAACTGTGAGGGTTGATAGTCTCTACCTTGGGAATGAATAGTAAATCCAGTAACTTCACCAAAACCAACGTTACAGGATGCTGCAGCCGCTTTAGGTTCTGCAATGAAGACAGTAGGAGGATTATCTTCAGAATATCCATCACCAAAACTGGTGATATTGATATCAGTAATCTCACCATTGAAGATAGTTGCTACAGCAGTTGCTCCTGTACCACCGATGTTATCTCCAGAAAGATTCTTACGATTATCTACGATATAAACAGAGGGAGCATCAGTGTAACCTTGACCGCCAGTAAGCAGTTCGATATTTGTTAGTTTGCCACCAGTTACTTGAACATCGAGGATTTGTGCGCCAATAGGATCAATAATACGGCATCTAGGCGCAGTAAGGTACCCTCTACCACGGGAAATCATAACAATCCCGTCTACTTGCCCTTCGGCATTCAAAGTTGCATATGCAGACGCAGAAATTGCATTTACCGCATTCTCAGAAGGCGGATCGATATAAACTTGAGGTGCAGTTGTGTATCTCAGACCACCTTCGAGTACGGTGATAGAACCATCAACCACGGAACCTTCCGCATCAATCTGAGAATCACTAATCTTTGCTCCACCAGGATTGAGGAATCTGATAGAGGGAATGGAGTCATATCCAGAACCAGAAGACTGAACATTGATACCAGATACTTGACCAGTAGTATCATCAACAGTTACTGTCGCTCTAGCAGGAATGCCAGAAGGATCTGCGGGTGTATCGAACTCAATTAGAGGGGGATTTGCGGAAGTATAACCTTGACCACCATCAATCAGTTGAATATCCTTGATACCATTGACAAGTGCTTCCGCAGTTGCGTTTTCACCAGTCGTATCATCTGGAGTCAGAACGGTAACTTTTGGTGTGAAATTAATTTGATATCCGCTACCACCATTCTTTACGATGAGGTCAATCAGTTGTCCATTCTCAATTTTACTGATTGCTTCTGCATTTTTGCCAAATTCTGGTGCAATAAGCTCAACAGCACGAACTGTAAGTTCATCATTGACACTAAGAGAAGATTTGAGGATAATATTATCCTGATAGATCGTATAATCCACAAATGGCGTTTTTACCCTACCATTAATTGCTACAAGACAAGAAACTGTCGAAAGTGGAATATATCTACTACCATTTAGAGTCAGATTGTATTCTGCTCTCTCTTCGTTAGCGTTTGCAACTGTAATTGCATCCAGTTCTCTTACAGGTACACTTGTGTAACCAATAAGATACTCAAGACGAGTAATTTCCGTAGATCCTTGAATAATCGTTGGAGGAGTCTGGAAACGAATCTGCGCTCCTTCCAAAAAGTAATCTACATTCGGTTTCAGTTGAATACCATTGACAACAACACGCAGATACTCTGGTGCCTCAGGTGTAACGGGCGTTCCACCGAGTGTAAGAGGGAATTGTGTTCTGGTACCATCAAAAAGAGTTTTGATGTTCTCAAGTTCTTGAATTTTTTTGTTAAACTCAAGAAGATTGACTCCAGGAGTGAAAACTACCTCAGGAGACTTGGTGATACTCTCGTAGAAGATGATTTCATCATCAATTTTGATAGTACCGTCCTTTTCGAGGAAGTAATCAATGTTTTCTACCGTAATGTTGTTATCATACGGTGAAACACGGTTCAGAACGACAGAAGATGATGCCAGGAAGTTGGGATCATACTCATCCGAACTAATATCTGTATAAGACAGAATATTATTGAGAATATCGTAAGGCTTGCCATACTTTTCCTGAGATTTGTAGTATTGAACTAGCAAATCTACAAAAGCCTGATCTTCCTCCCTGATAAAGGCAGGAATTTGGTCTTGTAACCTTTGGGATACCTTAACTGACTTCATTTTTTGTTATTCTTCTGTCTAAGTTAGAAGCAAGCGTCGAACTCGGGGAACTCGAACACTGTCGTCGGATAATCAATGATATTTATCGAGGTTCCGTCGAAGTTAATTGGCGTAAAGTCGAACGGATCGAAGTTGGGGACTACGGTTCCATCGATTGTGTAGTCGATGGTAATAACCTGTGGATTGAAGATCACAGGGTCTACTCCAGTGCCGATTGTGACCGCTCCAGAAGCGACTAGAACCGTAATCGGGATGCGTGAGGTACCATCTGGAGTGCTAGCAACATTTACAGGTCCAAGACAAACTTCGCCACTCTTATAGTTGACTGTTCCGACACCTTTTTTGAGAATAACTTCTTTTTCATCCAATTTTGTGACCATAATCAATTCACCACGTCCGTCATCTCGGACATTTACGGGAAGAAGTGCTGAAGTGTCACCATCAATAAATGTACTGGTGCTCAGAACTGAATTTGCAGTCAGTTGTTGTGATTGTACGGCAAGATCGAGCAGATTTTCCGTATATCCTGTCGAATAGAAGGTACCACTCTTAACAGAAGAGAATTTCGGGTCACAAGTACCAGCGCCTTCACCAGATCCAGTCGTTCCACCAGAAATATCACCAGGATTTACGATCTCATTGTCAAAATCGACACATTGAGTGAACGTTGACCCAAATGGGAACCCTTCAATGTTCAAACCAAGGGTCATTGATGTCTGGTTACCAACAATAGCGTTGTCAGAAGAGTCAACCATCGTCATAAATGCCGATGTATCAATTCTTCCGTTAAATCTGTTGGCAGAACCTTGAGTATTGTACTGATCAATAGCGCCTAAGACCTTCGATGCCAGCTCATTGTTGGAAAGATTCGTAGATCTACCATCAAAGAAGACGTAAGACTTGGGACGGATGTACATAGAGACAGGATCGATGATGACAGGTTCGATTGCTGCCATCGAATACTTCAGAAGATCCGCTTTGATGCGCTTTTTGGTAGTTTCGTTCAGTGCAGAACCACTCTTGGTCTTAACTGCAATGAAAACCTTGCCGTAAATGGGAGGAGAAAGTCTTTCACCACCATATGCAGTCACAGAACGTGCCTGAGGGTACACATATTTGGTAATGTACTCATAGTCAGTCTCAGTAACCGCTCTATTCTGCGCTGAGAATGCCCTAGGAGCGTTGAATTTGATGCTAACGATGTCTTCACCCTCTTCGCCGTCCTGAGAGGCGTCTACGGTCGCTATAGTGATCTGTGAGGAAGGGATAACACGGTTTAGGTTATCAATCGCACGACCAATAAAGGTAAACTTCTTACAACCGTTAGCAAGAGGACCGTCAGTACGTACATACTTGAGTCTGATGATCTCACCAGCAATCAATTCTCTACCAATGATACCGTCACCAAAGATGATCTTATACCTCAGGTCATCAGTTTCTTCCAAGAAGTATCCACGAGTGGTACCATCAACACCTACAATGTCATTAATACGATTGTATGTGTCAATCTCCTCAGATTGAGCGTTAGGTGAAATAGAAACGTACAGAAGATCTGTATCAACATTGTCTACAGGAATCTCATACCCGCGCTTCTTAACGTCCTGCACGGTGTATGTGTAGTTCAGCAGGTTACCCTGATATGCAACAGTTTTGGGGAATGACGCAATACCTGTCTGTTGATCTACTGCGGTTGTAATTGCAACAGGGAGAGTAAACAGGAATGATTGACCGTCTACAGAAGAAACAAATACATCACCCTGAGGAAGGGTTACCGTAGCGGGATATGCATTGCTACTACCCACCAAAGAAGTCTGCACAGAGAAGTTCAGACACGCCTTTGACGCTTTGATGGATCTTGGTGTATAATTAAGTTGCTTCGCAATCTTAACAACGTTGTCTCTAATCGTTGCAGATTCTAAGAATGCTTCATTCATTGCCATATTGGCATTGAACGAAGCGTAGTAAGTGTTATATGACAGTACGTCTAGCAGATAAGACGCAGCAGAACCATCAAAATCATAATCCGTAAACTCTTCACGAGTTCTTAGATAAGATCTGATAGACTCCTTAATCTCTGTAAAATCCAGAGAGGTTAAATTGGAAGGAATTGCTGCCATTTGTTAGGTTCTCTCTAAGAGGAAATCAACTGTTTGTATAAGAGTTTCACCAACGATAGTGTAATCAAGTTCAACTTCAATAGTATTAGTTTCTTCACCCTCCTTGACCCGTACACTATTGAGTACGACTCTGGGTTCAAATCTTTTGACTACGTTGGAAATCTCTTCTCTGATGTCCTCAGCAAGAAATACATCAAATGGTTCAAAGAGCATTTCTCTCAAGCGAGAACCTTTACGGGGTTGGAAAGGTCTCTCATAAAATCCAGTGAGAACAAGGTTTCTCACAGACTGCTTAATAGCATTCTCATTTTTAACTACAGAAAAATCTTCAGTATTGGGGTTCGGTCTGAATCCAATACTGAAGTCTTTGAACGCTCTACTGAGCGTCCTCTCTGCTCTAAATTTGTATGCCATTAATGCCAGCGTTCGACGTAATCATCGAAACCACCTGCACCTCCACATTGTCTAGAATAGCGATCCTTAGGGGGATCGTTGGGTTTCGTTCGGTTTAAGTATTTATCAGCTCTTGGATCAGTTATGAGTACCATACCTGACTCAATGAACTCTTGAGATTGATCTGGAATTGGATGGTTCGCCATTTCGTTCTCCCTACTAAGTAGTAGAACTTTTATAGCGGTTACTATCGCTGTGGTTATTTATCGCTTGCCTTGACCGCGATACTTCTTCTTCGCTTTGTTACGACTCGTGGCAGCATACTTTGTATTCTTACTGTTACCCTGACGAGTACACTTTGGAGTAGATACAATAATCTTTTTGCCAGAAAGACCAACTTTTGCTCGTGCCATAATCTTGTGTGTAGAACTCTGAAATTATAGCACTATCTATCCTGCAAGTACAGTGGGTGATCCATATGCAACCACAGATTTACACGGCCAAGAAACAAATGGTTTACCAATGCCAAGCGGGTCCAACATTCTACCAACAGGTCTCTTCAGAGCGTAGACTGTAAATGTTGTTGCTTCACACATACGGAAGTGACCAACACCACCCATATCCTCAACAGTCAACATCCCGCAAGTAGTTGGTGTTGGAATAAGACAGGTACCCTTACCGCAAGGACAAACATAGTTGATGATATTTGCTGTAGTTGATGTGTGCGGTGTAAAAACATCACCAAATAACATCACAGGCAATCCGTTTACAAGCACAGTTGCCCTAAGAGGATTGACCGCTTCAAGGGGAATTAGTGGTTGAGGTGCCCACCAACAGGTAAGATCCTTTAGGACGATGCCAAAGGGGATTGGGGGAGTACCACAGACTTGAGAATTGTGAATAGTCGCAGGCACAGGTAATCCGTGTCCAGAACACGGAAGACCGTTGAGTGATGCAAGTGGTTTTAGAATTCCTATTGCCATTTACAGTGGATCGAATGTAATATCGCACTCGTCAAAGTACGGGTTACCAAAGTTATTTAACGTTTGATCAAGCAATCGCGCAGCACCTGTAGAGAAATTTCTCCAAAGCATTGTCCCTTCATATGGTCCCATCTCAATCCAGTTGTTTTGGTTGATACGTTTGGGGTCAATGGCAATCGCTGCGTGAACAACCTCATCTAGTGCTAGACATCCCGCAAATGGTGGACTAGAACATATGTCTACCGCACTAATCTCACTACCATTGGCAGTATATCCAGAGTTAACTGTCAGAACTCCTTCATCTACAAAGTTATGCCAGCAGTCACTAGGGAACTGACCACCACTACAAGAGTCTAGAACAATCGAATTGTACGGAGCACTCACGGAGTTACCAGTTGGACCTGTAGTTGTGGTTGTAGTTGTTTCACCTGTTTCTGGGTCTGTAGTCTCCGTTGTAGTAGTAGCCTGCTCATACGAGAACCAGAACAATGGAGTGTACGCACTATAGTTGTCAGAAATCCAAGTTTCCAACTGATCAAGCTCTGTCATACCCTGGTTTAGTCCGTAATCGAACGTATTTTCATCTCCACCAATCGGAACGAACGTGTATTGTCCGTTACTTGACTCAAAACATCTGCCTTTTGCTGCACCATTACTGCAGGGATGCGTCTTTTGGAAGAGGTTACCACCACTTCCAGGGAATTTACGCGGTCTTGTGAGTTGTGGTCTGTTCAAAGACTTCAACCAGTTCATAAATCTGGTGTTTACTGCCGCGCCTGCACCACTAACATCACCCTCTACTTGAATACTGACGCTAATTTTCGCGGTATCTTGCTTAGAAGCACAGTATTTGAACGGCATATAACCGTAAACAATCTCATCACCGTCAGCATTATAAGAAACATAGGGGCAAGGAATGTCAAAAAAGCGTCTGGTACTGTATAAATTAGCGGTAGCAACCTCAATACACCCGCCTGGGAAGATTCCAGGCATCCCAGAACTCATTCTTTCCTTGATAAGGTTGGATGTTGGTTTGGATTGGGACCACAAACTGTCCAACATAGGGTTGTTGGCGTTAAAGTTTGGATCCATAGAGCGCAAATTGTTGAAAATCGTGCTCTGATCAAATCTAGATCCGAAATCTGCCCAGTCTCCACCAGAATTTGGTGAGAAACAACTGCCAGGAATGATGCTGTTACAGAACTTTTCTGGTTGTTCTATGTTAACATCACCCATTTTGATGTAACCACGGTTGTATGATATCTCTTTAGTTTTATTAAACTCTTGTGATAGGTTAAGAATAACGTCTCTATCTGCTTGAAGTTGCGCGTTTGCCGCTGCATCTGATACACCAAACCCAGAAAGTGAGTTATTGATCTCACTTTCCACGGGAGACATACCCTCACCAACGTAAGTATCTGTGCGTTTTCCTTGTTCCCTGTCTACTACAATGATAGGACAGTTCCTTCCAGGTGCATATCCGCGCCCAGGATTGGTAATAATTACGTCAATGATGGATCCTCTCTCATCAAGAACCGCAGTAAACTCTGCTTCTTCCAGGGTACCCGTGAAATCTGACTTGTTGACGTACTTTTTCTTACTCAAATCCGCAGCAGACTTTCTAAATTGCTTGTCGGTGCGGGCAAAATCTGTCTCATCTTCAACATCCAGTTGAACTTTAGTAGTAGAATCGTCTTCAAAGAACTCAGGAGTGTTTTGAGCGGGGTCAACAAACCCCTGATCGCGGATTGTCTCTGGAAATTCTACAGAAAGTTGTGGATTTACATAGTCTTTACCGCTATTTACGATATTGACTGATGTAACTTGACCTTGTTTGTTGATTTTACACTGAATAACTGCGGAATCAATGGATCTTTGAGGGATCAGAGCGTTCTTATCGACCTCTACACGGGTATATGTTACCTGTTTGGGGAACTCATACACTCCCCAGAACGCTGCTTTGTTCTTAATTCCGTATCCAGCAAGGACTGTTATGCCTCCACCGTTATCGGAAGTGAATGTTTGACCATATGAGAACGTATTTCCCGTACCTTCTTGGTTAATTTGCGTCAATTCCATATAACCACAGTTCATCTCATCGCCAAAATAGCGACAAGCAGTGATCATCCAACCGTTAATGCGCTCACCAACGAGGAAGAATCCACTAGAAGTGGTGTACCTAAAGAAGATACGGTGATCATCGGTACCAGCAGTCCAGAATGATTCATTGGCACCAAGTTCACCTGAGGGTGCATCTACAAAGATATGAGTCTTCTGGGTTCTCCAAACGTCAGGATCGATCTCATAATTGTACGTGTGGTACGTTAGAGTCGGTTCTGGAGGAGGAGTGCCTTGCTGATACGTGGTAGGAAGACACGGTGCATCAGTCTCAAAGAAGTTGATACCATAGATCGGTCCATTCCAGGGATTAGTTGTATCATAAAGATAGAATACAAACTGACCCTCAAAGGCATCGTGAAAGTTCAATGAGCGGGGCACAGATGCCTTCACAGCAGCGTTCTTGCCGTAATACCACTCAAAGTATGCATCGGTGCTTAATATACCAACATTGAATCCCCAACCGTAGTTTGATGTAGCAGGTACACCATCCTTATCCTTAAGGTAATTAATCTCTGTGTAGGTTGTTGGTGGTGTCGTATCCCAAGAATACCAACCACTACGGTTTACTAGACCTGTACTCTGGGGTCCACCAATATCAAGATACTGTGCAACACTCTTAGGACCAGGTGTTAAGGTAACATAACCAACAACACCAACATACTGATAGTCCTCAGAACCAGGTTCCTTACAGTCAGGTACTCCAGGTACCCCTGTTTGTAAATTAACTTCTGCCGCAGGGTTTATAGTATAAAAGTGATCTGTACCCCTTCCATTGCTAGGAGCAATGTATTCGTGGAGTGCTAAGATGCTCTCTCCCGATGTCAGTAGACCAGAAGAGGTTGCAGCAGATTGTGAAGACCAAATATATCCAAGTAATTCAGATCCACTTCCAGTCTGTAGTCTGGAATCATTCTGACCCGAGTCGTAGGCACGGTATAATGCTGTGGTACCAGAGACACTAGACTTCATCAGGGTGAAGTATTTTGCGCTTCTTTGTCTCGGTTCCCTATTGTACGAACGGAAATCGGTGTAACCGCTGTCTAGTTCTTGCTTCTTTGTGTATAAGTGGTCTCTTTGCTTACCAGAGTACCATCTGTAGATAGTATTTCTTTCACTATCGCAGAACGCTACACACGTTTTTTGTCTATCACCAATATAGAATACTTCATCACGCCCAAATTTGTACCCACCAGGTCCCTCATCCTCATAGGTGATCTGGTAACCGTTGGGTACGTTC